CTTCGATACGCATCATCGATTTTAGGCAATGATTTGTGATCTAGAACAGGTGCCCATTTTTCAGTGGATTGTTCAGATAAATACATTGTTTTTATTCCTCTTTATTTAAAATTTACTTATTGTCCAGTTCTTTCCAACAGTGTTGTATACTTCGTCATGCCATCGGAAACATTTGAGAATTCTGGAATTACTTCTTTGGTTTCGGTTCGATTTTCTGGAAAATAACTCTTTTTCAGTGTTTCAACCTTCGATTTAAATTCTTCGGTTGAATCACATTCGACACTCTCAACCAACTCTTTTAATTTTTCGGATTGAACTTCCGATAAACCATAAGAGACACCTTCAACGATAGAATTTTTTTCGTAATCCGTAATTTTTTCGGATAACGTTATATTTTTATCGATTTCCAGATTAAGTTTTTCTTCAAGATCTTCTACCCTTGCAGCCATGTCGTCAAATACATCTATCTTTGCTTCAGGAACGTCAATATAATGTTCCTCAAATAGTGATTTAAGACCCAACATGAAATCTTCGGATAATTCGGTACGAATTCCACGATCCAATGCAAGTTTGTTGTCTTCCATCCATTGCTCGACTACATAATTGAGATATTTGTCGACCTGTTCTGTCAATTCTGACTTGACATCCTCGACTGCCTGACCCAACTGCTCATCGAATTGTTCTTCAAGATGTCCGACTGCAACCTTGACTTTCGTATTCACGGCACCTTCAAAAATAGTAGTTGCCTTTGTACGGAATTCTTCGGAGAATTGTTCACCTTCAAGTAGAGCATCAACGTGTTTTGTACTTTCTTCTTTATCCGTATCAAACGTGATATCTGGATCAAAACTCGATTTAACTACTTTCTTGGTAGACGTACTCGTAACTTCCTTGTGGAATTTTACAATGGACTTTTTATTTTCCGTTGCAAATTTTGAGGCTGCAATTTTTGACTTCTTAGCAGTTGCACCCTTTACACCATCTTTGATGACTTTAGCAATTTCTGAAATTACATTTTTATATTGCTCAGACCATTCGTCATCATCATTTTCCTCGATGTCCTCATCGTCATCGAGATCATCATAGGAGGCAGTAATTGCCTTTTTATCCAACTTTTCAACAATCTTCTTGGCGGATTCAGTCGTGATGGTTTCTTCTACATCATCGTCATCACCTTCAAGTGCATCAAGTTCGATGGTATCCTCTTTTTTTGTTTCGGCTTCTTCAATTTCTTCATCCTCTTCTTCTTCCGCTTTCGGGGAAATAGAATCAAATGCACTCACAAGTTCATCCCGTTTTAGATTACCGAGAATACTCGTAATTTCGTCATGAAGTTCAGCCTTTGATTTATAAGCCTCGTCAACAGATTCGGTTTCTTCAACTTCCGTAGAAGTATCAACTTCCTCCTCCACAACGTCTTTTTCAATGGCTTCCATTCGTTTTTCTCCTATATAATTAGTTCTACTTGTATTTATAAAAATTAAAGTTTTGAGAAGAAGTGTTCAAACACTTGAAGTACAACTTCTTCCCTATCTTTAATACTTGATTTCCCTATGGCTTTCTTTGCAGATTCAATATCTTCTTCCTTGAATGCACCATTGGAATATATCCATTCACGATCTTCCATAATTCCTTCAACAAATGCATTTGGTGCAGACGGATCTGCAACAATATCTGCAGCTGTAGCAAGATAGAAATCGTCTTGTACAACGTTCATACCATCCTTTTCTTTGAGTGAACCCATACCCCTAGACGAAACACCAAGTTGGGCACCCTCTTTTAACAAACTTGCAACAATTTTACCATACGGAGTTTCAGTCATAATTTTTGCCTTACCGACAAAATTCTTACCATCTGCACCTAATTCAGTTATCATATGTGAAACACGTTCTAAGTTGATAACAGGTCCTTCTGGATGACCCAACTCACCGAATGCACGTTTAGTTTTGACATATTCCTTATTATATCTACCAACCTCCCTTTCAAGAATAGTTTTTGGATAAAATCTACCGTTTTTATTCTTGACATCCGATTGTAGAAAAACACCTTCTATGAATAATTCCTTTTTGCCACCCTTTTCTTCGGTAATAAATTGTAACTGTTCAACAGTTTCGGTTATTAATTTCATCTATTTATCCCCTTTACCTATCATCCCTATGTGCATATCCCCTGACCTTTTTAACTAAGATCTGAACCGTACCGTTTCCAGCAACAGATATATCATCATCCGAGGCAATAGGGTAGAATCCATTGGTTCTTGCCCATGCACCATTACCATATAGTTGTATGGTATCGTTATCATTAGCAGTCGTATCACCATAGGTAATAACCATCCCAGTTGAATCACTGGTCCAGTGTATATCTATTATTGCCACTACTTGATCATCATAACCAGCTTCTTCATCGGTAAAACTATCCTTTAGATGAATAGTATCTCCATTCTGCAATAGGAATTGGGAAACACCATTTAATTTACTTTGTTCAAATATTGGTAATCTTGTGGCCATATCGTTTATCCTTCTATTTCTGACCCAACTTCATCTTCGGATGAAACCATAGTATCAAAATCCGTATCGACCGAATCCGTAGGTTCATCCACTACTGGTATATTATCTGGTTCATCGACTACAGGAATACTCTCTGGTTCATCGACTACAGGAATACTCTCTGGTTCATCGACTACAGGAATATCTTCATCTGTCAATGAATCTGGTTCATATATTTGTTTGGCTAATTCTTTCTTACGAAATTCTAGTTTATCTAAAATCTTCGATGATAATTCATCATCAAATGCCTGTGTTACATTTGTTGCTGTTTTATTCATAATTGCATCTATAATATCTTTAGTTGCCATTTCAATAAGTACCTCCGTCTAGAGCTCCAAACACTATTTTGTCTGATAATGGATCATATTGTGGGAATGTTCTCGTTGATGATCTAGCTGATGTATCCACATCATCCAAGTAATCAAACCGAACCTCACCACCACCAGCGTGTGTACTTGTAATATTGGATATAGTTCTCATCATATCATTTCTAAATTTTTGAACTTCTTCATTTATCTGTTCTGTTATATTCCCAATTGGAAGTTTCAATGCCTCCAACTGTTCTTCGGTGAAATTTTCAAATAGAAATGGATCACCATCCCTACCATTTTTTCCAGGACGACCTTCTACACCTTTGTGACCTCTCAGTCCACGATCTCCCATGACACCAGTTTCACCAGTTTCACCAGTTTCACCAGTTTCACCAGTTTCACCTCTCAGTCCAGGAATTCCATCCTCACCTTGATCACCACGTTTACCCCTGGGACCCCTCAAATTATTAAACTGTTCTCCTGTAAAATCCTCATATTTGAAAGGATCACCTTGTAGTCCACGTTCACCTTGTTCACCCGTCCAACCTCTCTCACCCTTTTCGCCTTGTATGAGTTCTAACTGTTCTCCTGTAAAATCCTCGAATAGAAATGGATCACCCCTTTCGCCTTCTTGACCTTGAACACCTCTGGGACCTTCCAATCCCATCGGGCCCATATATCCACGTTCCCCTTGTTCTCCCTGTGTACCTTGGTCTCCAGTATCACCCTTTTCACCAGTATCCCCAACGGGACCAGGAGTCCGTGTTTCCGACAACATCTCTTGCTGTTCTCTGAAATTTTCCAACATTTCTGCAATTCTGACTTCCACATTAGCAATTTCTTGTTTAGTATATGAAAGTGCAGCTGCAAGAACTTTGGATGAATCTACCTGTCTCATATCTCAGTATAGTCCTCGTCGATTTCTTCGTGTTTCAGTTCCATGAGAATATCCTCTTTGGTTCCATTACCGTTTCCGTTGTAATTTCCATTGAGAATATTATCCATCAAATCATGCATGGTATCATTGTCTTTGTCATCGTCGGTGTATTCAAATTCCTCGACTGGTTCCTCTACAACGGGTTCGTCTTTATTTTCGTCACCCATACCCATCATATCATTACCATACGGACTATCTGCTCCATACTTACCCTTCTGGAGTTCTTGTTCCATCTCACGATCCATACGATCCATTTCCTCTTGGGATTGTTGTAGTACCTCTCGTCTGATATATTCAATTGAGAAGAATTTACCAGAATAGTCTGCAACATCCTGCACCAATGATAACCTGTCACGCAACATTTCTGAATTTTTTATCTCTCTGTAATAGGAATCCTCCGACCACTTATAGTGTAATTTATCCTTGATTGGATTCCACTCATCTTCTTTGATAATACCCTTGAGTACTAATTGTGCCTTTAATACGTTTTCTGGGAATTCAAGGAATCGATTTCTCAATCGTAGAATGAACTTGGAAAATTTCAATTCATCTCTTGTAATTTCCGTATCACGACCCAAACTGAAACTGTTATCCTCTTGTAATCTCGTTACGGGTACATTCAGTGATTTATACAACTTTTTCTGGAAATATTCGATATCTTCTAATTCCCCAAGACTCTGACCACCAGGAAGTGTTTGTATTTCAGTTCCCCTACCACCTTCCCTACGGGGTAACCAGTAATCTTCTAACATATTCATGTGTTTTCTGTCATCTTTTATCTCACCTGTCGATGCATCATACACCAATTTGTTACGATGTTTTACCATCATGTCTCGTAGATACTGTTCTGCTTTTGCTTTTGGTAAGTTACCTACATCGATGTAGAAAATCCTACGTTCTGGTGCTCTTGCAATTCTATAGATTACGACTGCATCTTCCATCATTCTAAGTTGATTTAATGGTTTGATAGCTTTGTGTAAATAACTAACCAATGCACCTGATGCGTGATCATACAGACCACTATTTGCAGATGCAATTGAATCGGTATGTACCTTGATCCCACCACTGACCTGTGATGAATCAGCAACACCCACTTCATCATATATATAAAATTCTTGCATAGATTCTATCATTTCCACACCTTCATCGTCTGGTTTCCGTACCAATTCACGGACTTTCCTCATTTTTCGTGGATCGATGTATCTGAGTTCCTTTATACCTGCACCTTTATCCGTTTCATCAATTATCATGTGGTAATATACTTTACCATCTACATACCATTTTCTAAATATTTCATGTGCCTTTATGTCAAATTCCAATAAATGTAATATATATTGAAATTCACTATAGATTCGTTTCTTAACTTTATCGGATAGATGATCAACTTCAGACAACTCCAATTCTAATGGAGGTTTGGTATCACCCATCACAATTGCCTCGTTCACTATATCTTCGATAGCTGCATCGCATTCATTCTGTAATGAAATCTCACGATATTTTGTAATAAGATCTGCTTCATTCCGAATCTTACCTTCCATATCCAAATATGTACCATATGCCCCACCTACATCAAGGTTAATTGCACCATCATCGGATTCAGGTACAGCAAAACTGGGATAAGTTTTCTTATCCTTACCCAATGCAAATCCTAAAATTTTATCTTGCAACCACGTTCCAATTGCCATGTTATTTCCTATTTAAAAGGGGGAGATGAACTCCCCCTGTTTGTTATTAGAATAAATTTCCTACGTTTGCACTCGTTATATTATCGATATCAGCCAAGACTGCACCAACATTGGTTTTATCAGAAATAGATATTGCTTCCCAATGGGTATATGCCCATGTAACCTCTACGGTTTGAACATCATTCCCTTCCCATGCCAGTTCAGTTGCACCTACAGTTGTCGGCCATGCATCAACAAGGATATACTTTCGTATAGATTCCCCATTTTTTGCATATTGGGTAACTGATGCATCTGTGGTAAAACCACCACCCAATCCTGTACTAGTGGCAGTTTTGTTTG